AGGGCTAATAATCCCGACAAGATACGCAACAAAAATTACAAAGATAGATACGGCATTACATTAGATGATTACAATGCTATGCTAAAAAAACAAAAACATAAATGTTATTTATGTGGTAGTCACAATGATGACACCAAGTTATATGTAGACCACTGTCATACAACAAAAACAGTAAGAAAGTTATTATGTCAGTATTGTAATAGTGGTTTAGGTCAATTTAGAGACAATGTAAAGATAATGAAAAAGGCAATAGAGTATTTAAAACAATTTAAATAGGGTAACGACCTCGTAAGAGAGTTACAATAAGATGGCTAAACAAATAACAACAGGCTATATACCAAGAGCACCACAAAAAGAAATACACAAGATGGTTAAAAACAATCGTTTTAGTGTCGTGGTTGCTCATAGGCGGATGGGTAAGACAGTTTGTGCTATTAACCAACTGATACATAGTGCTTTGAACTGTGATAAACCTAATCCTAGATTTGCTTATGTAGCACCAACATACAATCAAGCAAAAAGAATTGCATGGGACTACCTGCTAGAATATACAAGACCATTAGAAGCTAAAGCCAACATTGCTGAACTGCGTGTAGACTTTATGGGTAGAAGGATAAACTTGTATGGAGCAGATAATCCTGACAGTCTGCGTGGAATCTACCTAGATGGGTGCGTTCTTGATGAAATTGGGAACATCAATCCTACACTATTCACAGAGATTGTCAGACCTGCACTAGCAGACCGACTCGGCTACTGCGTAGCAATGGGTACACCGAAAGGACAGAATCACTTTAAAGACTTGAGAGATAGAGGGTCAAGAAGTGAGGGTTGGGAACTATTAGAATTTAAATCATCTGAAACAAAGATTGTAGATAAAGACGAATTACTCGCTGCTAAAGCAGAAATGGGTGATGACAAGTATATGCAGGAGTTTGAGTGTAGTTTTAATGCTCCAGTAGAAGGTGCTTACTATTCATCTATTATTAATGACCTAGAAGAACAAAACAAAATCATAGATATTTCTAAAGACGAACTAGCAAGGACATATACTGGCTGGGATTTAGGTATGTCAGACTCTACTAGCATATGGGTAGCACAAGTAGTCAACAAAGAAATAAGACTCATAGATTTTGTAGAAAATCATGGTGTTGGTCTTGATTACTATGTAAATTGGCTGCGAGAACATGACTATATGTACGCAACACACATACTGCCGCATGATGTCGCTGTAAGAGAGCTAGGCACAGGTAAGTCAAGAAAAGAGATGTTAGAAGAAGCAGGTTTAAACATCACAGTTGCAACCAAGTTATCAGTTATGGATGGTATTGCAGCAGCAAGACAAATATTACCACGCTGCTGGTTTGATAAAGATAAAACAAAACAAGGATTAGATGCACTACGAAACTATCGTAGAGTATTTGATGAAAAAAGAAATGTATTTCATGACAGACCTTTTCATGACTGGGCATCACACGCATCAGATGCGTTTAGATACCTAGCAGTCGGTATGGATGAGTCTCCTATGGAAGCATGGACAAAACCACTAGAGATAAACACTTCATGGATAGTATAAATGGCATACGATAAAGAAAATATGAATAGCAAGGAAGATAATGTAGAACTTGCTAACCTAATAGATTCGCATATTAACGACTCATTAGGTTTTATAGAGACTGAAACATCTCAAGACAGACAAACAGCATTGGAATATTACTTGCGTGAACCTTACGGCAATGAAGTAGAAGGTCGCTCACAAATAGTGACTGGTGAAGTTGCTGAAGTAGTAGATGGTGCATTACCACAAATTATGAAAGTCTTTACTAGCAGTAATAAAGCTGTAGAGTTTGAGCCAGTTAATCAAGGTGATGGTGCTTTAGCAGAACAAATGACTGCCTATGCTAATCATATATTCTACAAAGACAACAATGGCTTTGAAATCATGCACGATTGGTTTAAAGATGCACTGTTGCAAAAAGTAGGTGTTGTAAAAGCCTATTGGAATGATAAGAAAAACACAACAACAGAAAAGTATCAAAATCTGACTGAAGATGAATTAACTATGATTATGCAAGACGAGGAAGTAGAAATCGTTGAGCAAGAAGAAGTAGAAGAAGTTATAGAGCAAAACCCACAACCAGCAGTAGACCCAATGACAGGTCAGCCTATGATGAACGAAGTAGGTGAGCCAGTTATGATGGAAGTACCACCTATTGTAAATATTTACTACAATATAAAATGTAAACGCACAAAAGATTACTCTAAAATAAAAATAGAAAATGTAGCTCCAGAAGAATTTTTAATTGATAAAAGAGCAACAACAATAGAAGATTCTGATTTTGTAGCACAAAGAAGTTTAGTAACTCGTTCAGATTTAATAGCAATGGGGTATGACCCAAAAGTTGTTGAAACATTACCTATGGGTGATACATTAGATTTTACACCAGAGAGGGTAGCGAGATATGGTGCAGGTGAGCAACCTTTTAATACTAATGACTCTAATGATGAATCAATGGAATTGGTTGAATATTACGAGTGTTATGTAAAAACAGATTTAGATAAAGATGGTATAGCAGAGCTTCACAGAGTTTGCTATGCAGGTAATGAGGTATTAATGAGTGAGGAATGTGATTATGTTCCTTTTCACAGTGTTTGTCCTATTCCAATCCCACATAAATTTTTTGGACAATCTTTAGCAGACAGAGCAATAGACCTACAATTAATTAAGTCTACAGTTACTAGACAAATGCTAGATAACTTATACTTAACTAACAACTATCGTGTAGGAGCAGTAGAGGGACAGGTTAATCTTGATGACTTACTAACATCTACAGCAGGTGGTGTTATTCGTATTAAGAACCCTAATGCGTTAGTACCTATGACAGTACAAAGTAGTGCAGCACAATCATTTCCTATGTTGGAATACCTAGATGGTATTCAAGCAAAACGAAGCGGTGTGTCAGATGCACAACAAGGTCTTGACCCTAATCTTTTACAAAATGTTACAGCTACAGCAGTTAGTGCTATGACATCTGCATCACAAGGTAAGTTAGAGTTAATAGCTCGTGTATTTGCAGACACAGGTGTAAGTACATTGTTTAGAGGTATTTTGGCATTAGTCTGTAAGTATCAAGACAAAGAAAGAATAATTAAAATTAACAACTCTTTTGTTCCTATGAATCCTAGAGAATGGGACACAGAATATAACATTACTGTAAATGTTGGATTAGGTACAGGTGGTAAACAAGAACAACTAGCAACTATGCAAATGATTCTTGCTAAACAAGAAGAAGTAATTAAAGGATATGGTTTAAACAACCCGTTAGTTAATATTAAACAATACAGAGATACACTAGCAAGGTTTGTTAATATGGCTGGGTTCAAAGATGATAGTCAGTTCTTAATGGAAATATCAGAAGAACAAGCAATGCAAATGGCTCAAGCTGCTGCCCAAGCTCCTAAACAAGAAGATAGTAATACTAAAGCTGCAATGATTTTAGCAGAAGTAGAAAGAGAAAAAGCACAGATGAAGATGCAAGAGCAAATGGCTAAACTAGAATTAGAGAAACAGCAAACAGAACTTAAAATGCAGAAAGAAATGTTAGAACTTCAGCAAGAAAAAATGGAGTTTGAAAAAGAGATGGCATTGCGTGAGTTAGAATTAGCACAAAAGTCAGCTAACGACAAACAGAAAACAGATATAAGCAAAACTTCAGAAATTATAAATTCTTTAGAAAAAATACAAAATATAACAACACCTAAACTATGAACAAATCAGAAGCATTTAGAAACCTTCTACAAAGCCAAGAATTACTAGACGAAGTAGAAGCAATGAAAAAAGAATTAACAGACCTAATTATTAACTCTGATGATGATGAATCAAGTGTAAGAGAAGCAGCTTATGTCAGAATCAGAACTATTAACGAACTCATGGCTCGTTTTGAATCTATCGCAAAAGATGATGAGATTAAAGACAAGGCATGGAAAATAATATAGGCATTTAGCCTGTATGGGATAGCCACACCGAGATGGCATAAGGAAATAAAATGAGTGATGACACCATGACTTCCGATACAACGGAAAGTGGAAATCTAACAGTAACAGATGCAGCTTCAGCTATTGAAGGTATGTTATCTGCACCAGAGGACTCCACACAGGAACAACCAGAAGTTGTAGAAGAACAAACCGAAGAAGTAGAAGAAGTAGAGGAAACTGAAGAAGAAACTGAACCAGAGGTGGAAGAAGAAGTAGAAGCCGAAGCCGAAGAAGAAGTTGAAGCTGAAGAAGAATCCGAAGTTGAAGAACCTGAAGAAGTTGAGGAAGAACAAACTTTCACCATTAAAGCAGCAGGTGAAGAAAAAGAAGTTACCCTTGATGAGCTAAAGAAATCTTATCAACTCGGCTCTGATTATACTAAAAAGACTCAAGAAGTAGCCGAACAGCGTAAAGTCATTGAGCAGGAAGCTAAAGCTATTATTGAAGCTAGAAAAGTTAGAGATGATTACTCATCAAAGCTACAAGCAATAGAACAATTCTTAAATGGACAAAATGACAATCCAGCAGAATTAGTAGCAATGAAAGAGAACGACCCAGTAGGATATGCAGTTAAGGTCGCAGAAATGACCGAAAAAAAAGAACAATTACAAACTATACAAGCTGAAAGAGCTCGTCTTGCTCAAGAGCAACAAACGGAATCTCAAGCACAAATGCAAAAGTTTGTAGAACAGGAACAAATTAAACTAGCAGAATCCTTACCAGAGTTTTCAGACAAAACGAAAGGCGAACAAGTCAGAAACGACATTCGTAGCTACGGAAAAAAGGTTGGTTTCACAGACGAGGAATTATCACAAGTCTATGACTCTCGCCATGTATTGGTATTACATAAAGCAGCACAGTACGACAAATTAATGGCAGGTAAAGCTGGTGTTAAGAAAAAAGTCGCTAAAGCACCAAAGACTGTAAAGTCTGGAGCTAAAGTAAAGCAGAATGTAACCGATATACAGAAAAAACAAATGAAACGGCTACAGCAAACTGGTTCAGCCAGAGATGCAGCAGCTATTTTTGAAAACTTTATTTAAGGAAAAACAATGGCAGAATTTAGAACTTATACAGCGATTGGTCAAAGAGAAGATTTAAGCAATACTATCTTCAACATTGCACCAACAGAAACACCAGTAGTTTCATCTATTGGTAAAACAAAAGCAACAGCAACATACCACGAATGGCAAACTGATACATTAGCAGCAGCTAGTGCAGGTGGTCTTGTAGAGGGTGCTGATGCTTCAGGTGCTTCTGATACTCCTACAGTTCGTGTAGGTAACAGAACACAAATTCAAGGTAAAACAGTACATATTTCTGGTACTCTTGATGCAGTTGATAAAGCAGGTCGTAAGACAGAAACAGCTTATCAATTAGCTAAAGCAGGACAAGAGCTAAAACGAGATATGGAAAAAACCATTCTTGGTAATGTAGCTCAAAGTGCAGGTAATGCTTCAACAGCAAGATTACTTGGTTCTATCCAAACATGGTTATTAACTAACTATGTCACAGAAGCTACAGCAGGTTCTCCAGCAGGTCCTGTAGGTGGTAACGGAACTGCTACTCGTACTAAAGGAACTCCTTTAGCTTTTGGCGAAGATAAACTAAAAGAATGTGTTAAAAAAGTTTTTGAACAAGGTGGTAACCCAACTTTATTGGTTGTTCCACCTACACAAAAACAAGCAGTATCAGGATTTGCAGGTATTGCAGCACAGCGTTACATGGCTCCATCAGATAAGCAAACTACTATTGTAGGTGCTGCTGATGTTTATATGTCAGACTTTGGTACTTTATCTGTTGTACCTGACAGATTTATGACTCCAGACACAGGAGCTGGTACAGGTGAACAAGCTCTAGTGCTTGACCCAACTATGGCATCTATTGCTACACTACGACCATTTGAGTCAAATCTTTTGGCTAAATCTGGTGATAGTGAGAAACATCAAATGCTTACAGAGTACACTCTGCAAGTATCTAACGAGAAAGCACATGGTATCGTTGCTGACTTATTAGTAGCTTAATACTAATTGATATATGCCCACTTCGGTGGGCAGTATCATAAGGATTGATATGGGAAAATATAACGACCAATTAAAAAACAAACAATTTAGAAAAGCAAAAAAACACGACACAGACAATGGTTCTGTTATAGAGGTTGCACAAGATGTAACTGATATTGTAGAAAAAAACAAACAAGAATATAACCAAGCTAGTACATCTTGGGGTAATGAGATATTTGATAATAAGATAGCATCCATTCCTATGACTGTTATTGATAAATTAAACCAAAAAGGCATCATGAGAGGATTTCATGTATTAGACCAAAAGAAGTTTAAAGAATGGTTAAACGACCCAGACAATAGATTTTTTAGAACAAAACAGGGCAGAATCTAAATGGCATTTTTTACAGATTACACAACGCTACAAGCGACTATAGCTGATTATTTAGCTCGTTCTGATTTAACAACCCAGATACCAGAGTTTATAAGATTAGCTGAAGATAGACTTGTCAGAGACTTACGCATAAGACAATTAATTAAAGTTGCTGTTGCATCTACTACAGCAGGTGATGCTACTGTATCTTTGCCTTCTGATTTTGTAGCTATGAAAGATTTACACTTACAAGGTAATCCACCACAGACAATTAAGTTTTTGTCTACAAGTAATTTCTTTAGAAATGCTCATTCATCTACTTCTGGATTACCTAATCGCTATACACTATTGGGTGCAGAGTTTCAATTTGCTCCAATTCCTGATGGTGTTTACACGCTTCAAATGGTTTACTTTCATCAACCAGATTATTTAAGCGATACTAATTCATCTAACCTTTGGTTAGCTAACACACCTGATTTATTACTTTACGCAGCACTAGGTGAAGCTGAACCATATTTGATGAATGATGAAAGACTTGCAACATGGGCAAGTATGTATGATAGAGGAGTTACAGCTTTACGCAAAAGTGATGACGAATCTGAATACCCTGCTCAACCACTTACTATAACTAACTCAACGAGGTAAATTATTATGGCTGAAATGTCGGATTATTTAGAAGTCAAACTTCTTAACTTAACACTTAATGGAACTGCTTTTACAGCAGTAAACAATCCATATGTATCATTACACACAGCAAACCCAACAGATGCTGGAACTGGAACAGAAGTTTCTGGTGGCTCTTACGCTAGGACTGCTTCTTCTTTTGCTACTGCTTCAGGCACATCAGGTTTGGTTGCTTCAGATGCAGATATAACTTTTCCAACAGCTACAGGTACATGGGGTGTAGTTGGATGGATAGGATTATGGGATGCTTCTACTGGTGGCAATATGTTATATCACACAGCACTAGATGCTACTAAAACTGTTGATGCAGGTGATATATTTAAAATAACTACAGGCAATTTAACTGTAGCATTAGCATAAGGATAAATCATGGCTCTTATTGTAAAAGATAGAGTAAAAGAAACCACTACGACAACAGGTACAGGCACAGTCACATTAGCTGGAGCAAGTGCAGGTTTTCAATCTTTTGCTGCTATAGGTAATGCAAATACAACTTACTACGCTATTAAAAGTGGTAACAATTACGAAGTAGGTTTGGGAACTTATACAGCTTCAGGCACAACTTTGTCTAGGGATACTGTATTAGAATCTAGCAATAGTGGCAGTAAAATTACTTTAGCTGGTACAAGTGATGTCTTTTGTACTTATCCTGCTGAAAAAGCTGTAGTTCAAGATAGTACC